GGCATACCATTTCGAAAAACGTCGACAGTCTCGTACCCCATTTGAGGTACTATTAATGCACTCTCATTGGTACACCTCTAACGATAAAAAAGAGAGAACAAGTAAATGTACTTGTTCTCTCATTATAGTTTACTAACTTGTTAGTTAAGGTTGATTGATTATAAACACTTTATTTTTTTCATAAGCAAACGCTAATATTGGATTTTTATTTACGTCTATATGAGAACCATTCCAATTTTGAATTGTCTTGTAAGTATTTTTTAAAAGTGTGTTAGGCTTAGAGCTGTATAAAATAATTATTGCCCCAGCTGGCATATAAATACTTTCAAGATTTTCAGATAAATCATACGCTATTATTCTGTTCGCTATTCCGCCATTATTGCTGTAAAGTGTTCCTAGTTCTTTAGGAATAACAGTTTGATAACTGTTTACTTTTAATCCGTTTTCAGTCATAATGCAATCTAACACATCAATATTGTCCTTAAGATAGTCACCATTAGGCATTATTAGAGTTGAACCATTTGATGAAATTAATTTAAATCGTGTGCCAACACTTGCTTTTACATTTGAAAGTTCTAAATATACCGTTTGGTCATAAGTAAAAATAAAAAATAAATTAGGTCTTAGTTCGGAACCATTATTTGTAATAATTTTGTTACTGTGGTCAGCCTGTATTATTAGTCCTTTTGTTGCATTATCTGAAAAGTTTTTATAACTTGCATATTGTACAAGATTACCTAAGTCGCTACAGTCTAAAGTTCCATTATTTTCTTTTATTAAAAAATGTGGGCCACTGTCACTACTTTTAAAACAACATGTGTCCGCTAATTTTAAATAACCATAGTTTTCAATACAGTTATTACATTGCCAAGTGTACCATGAGTTTACAACTAACTGTGCTTTATTTAAAATTGCTGTTCCACAATATTCAGTTCTTAGAGTATCTATCAAAACATTATTAGCATTTACATTATCAATAGCAAGGGCATAGTCGCACTTTGAAAAACCCATATTATCCATTTTTGTTGTGTCCCACGCACCGCTACTACCAGTTCTTGTATACCATATACCATATTCAACAGTTTGAATTAAGCAATCCTCAAAATGTATATTAGTAACGCTAGTAATACCAGTTATTGTTGCCCTGTCGTCTATTACACAAATAATACCTTTAGCATGATTACCACTAATAGTGTTGTCGTCACTGGTTTTGCCATTTACCCATACATTTTTAAAATAAATGTTAAATCCATTCACCACTTTAAAACCATACATAGAAGAATGCACTCGATTAATTCTAATGTTATCAAAAGTTACATTATAGGCATTATAACACAATAAAAATGACCCACTTAGTTCAAGATTAATAAACCCATTTTTAACCGTTATATATGTGGTAGGATTTTCAGCGTTCAGCTCTGAAATTTGAAACATTGGAAAGTCATTTAAACCTGTTAAATTACACCAATTTAAATCTATAATTCTATTTGATGGAATTTTAACTATACTACCAACATAAGTATTTTTGTTTTTTGGGAATTTAGTATTTCCTGCGTTGAAAGCTTTTTGAATTGCTTCGCTGTCATCTGTAACACCGTCAAATTTTGCGCCGAACCATAATGGATTTACCCAAAAATCAGCTAATGAGGCATTTAATATTTCAGCTAATTTACCATTATTAAGCCATTCAATTAAAATGTCATTGATAATGGCTTTTAAATTAGCGCTTAGATTTGATAGCTCATTATTCGTTTTATTTTGTTCTGATATTATTTCATTTACTTTATCAGTTACTTTACAAAGAAATTCATAATAACTTAAGCTATCATCATAGACTAATGGAAGCACCTTTTGACACCAATACCTAATAGGTTTTAAATCGTTCATATTTACCTCACTTTCTCTTTACCATATAGTAAAAAATAAATCTTTAAGATCATCAATAATCATCATGTCAATGTTTAGAAATGTCTCTCTAAACTTTAGTAGCATTTCTGATTGATTACCTTCATACCCTAAAATTTTATCAACATAACTGTCACTTCTATTTCCTGTTCCTGTCTCAGTATCGCTAGTTTCACCGTTTAGAGTACTACTAGTGCCATCCGTACCAGTATTATGTGTAGCGTTTGTTAAATAGTCGTTGCTTTCAAGTCCTTTAATACCACCCTGTGGAGTATCACTGTAATAACTCCATGTGTCAGTAGTACCGTCAGTCCTCGAATTACTACTATTAGTGCCATTTCTGTTAGTGGTTTTGGTTTCGCTTCCACTGCCTTCATGTGTAACACTCCTGTTCACACTAACTAATGGTTGAATTTTTAACAATTCGCTCTGATAAAGCTGATTATAATAAGGCATAATGTTTTTCATTTTATCACTTAAAAACAACTTCCATCTTCCTACAGTTTCACAGCATATCTCTCTTGTGTAGTAATGCCTTAAAATCTTCTTACAAAGTTCTGCTCGATATTGCTCGTCAAAAATAGGAAAGTCGCTAAAAATCTTGTTCCAAGATTTGTTAAGTACATCTTCGATATTATTGAACCCAGTAGACTCAGTTAAATTTGCGTTTGTTTCGCAAATAAATCTAACTTGTGTTGTGTATTTACTCACCTTCGTTATCCTCCTTCCTGTCGTCATTTTGGTTGAATACGTCACGGAAGTGACAGCTTATCTGTGTACTGAACATTCTGTTTATCTGCTCACATGCCTGTTGTCTTGCAAATTCTCTCGAATACCTGTTAGCCATTACACCGCCTTGTAACCTCTGTACTTCATCCTTAATCATTCTCTCTTTTTTCTGAATACTAATATTTGTTACTCCTAAATAAGTCAGAGCTTCATTCCAAAGATTAACCTTTAATTCATACAGTTTATCTGCCACATATGGCGCTCCTGTTGTAAATACGCCAAAAGAGCTTCCGTCGCCCTCCATGAAATCATTACTTGCAAAAATAACCGGTTCATTTCCAACAAACTCTTTATAAGCATTTTTTAAAGATAGTTGTTGTTGTTCACTACCTTTAATTAAGATCGGCGTTCTTTGAGCATTACAATTAATATCAATGGTTGCGTCAAGTTCAGCAAGTCTTTTAGCATATATTAACATCTTATCTTTACAACACCAATGAGTCATATTATCCCATATGATAACACTGTCATTTCTTCCGCACACACGTTGATAGCCGTTAGAAGCGTAAGCCCTTCTATCCAGTGGTATGTTGTAAACATCAAGTTGACCGCCAAGTATACCTCTCAAGCATAAATTGCCCATTACTTCATCATTAAAATATAACATAGCTTTATCTTCGTACAAACCAACTTCAATAAAGCGTGCGTCAACAGTGCTAGGAAGTCCAACCCATTCAAACGAACTAATTGCAATTTCTGTGAATAAATCTAAGTATTGGTCAAACGTGTATAGCTGGTAACAAACACTATCGTCAAATGCTGTACGTTGTTTCTCTCTTCTAGCTTTTCTAGCTTTACTCATTCTTACACCTCCCATCTAAACAGTATTATCAAGTGAGTAGTTGCCAACTTCACTAGGATGTTTCCAAAAAGTAATACCCCTATTAAAATAACTTTCTATTAAAGCTATATCATCACTAGGCGCGTGACCTACTATTGTGCAATCAACAGTTTTAACGTAATTCCAATGAGGACGGCTAGACACATTAGGCACTTTTGTTTTATGGCAAGCGTAGCCGAAAACATCAAAGTAATTATCAATTGTTTGTGCATACTCAGCGGTGATTGATTTTCGCTGAGCCTCAAAACACACTTGACCTTTACCAAAGAGTGCATTATTAGTAGCGTAATTGCCTTTTACATCATTAGCAGAAATACTAGCAGTGTAAGCACTTGTTAATATATTTTGCACACTACCCAGTGCTGAATTACTTGACTGTCCAGTAATCATTCCTGTAGCAGTTTGAACGGCTGACGGAATAGCGTTAATTGTAATTGGTACAGTATTTTGAGCAACCCATGCATTAAATGCGTCTACGTTCCACGAACATAAAGGGAAGCTGTCAAGGGTGATGGTTTCTGTCATATCCATTCTCCCTGTTCCGCTTTTTTCTGTAGCCTTGTATCTATCAAGGCGCAACACTTCCTGTACAGGCATTGTCATGTTACCAACGACGTTATAATATGGTGTAAGATTTTCTGAGAATTCATAGCGTTGGATTAATGTTTGTCCGCAATTATTTCTTACTTCATTAAAATTGTATGGATAAGTGTATAGTTTCTTGTTTCGTGGTGTGTAGCCATTTATTGTGTCAGTATTACTAATTGGTACACCAGTAACATTTATCGGGTTGGTGTTCCCTGTAAATGTGATATTAACTCCTTCGTCCGTGACATTAACAGGTAGTATATCTGTAGGACATGTGTAAAGAGCTAATATATTTTCGGGAGTAGTTAAGTACTGATTTAAAAAATTAGTGAGATTGGTGCTACCTGCTTCGGTGTTCGAAAAAGCTTTGATTTGATAGCCACTGTAAACACCATCGTACATATAACCGCCAGTTGTTGCAAGTAGTACCATAGTGCAAGTACTGAGTGAACCTAGCCCAATTATTTGAGCGTCACCGTTATAAACATACTCGCCACATTCAACGTTTTCGGGCAAAATATTATCACCTATTCTATCACTAAGACTATGCTCTCTTTCGACAAAACATTCTTTTCTCTCAATGTCGAACCAGTAAGTTTGCAAAACATCAATTTGAAAGCTTATCTCAGCAGTCACGTTATTAATATATTCAATTCCAGTTACAAATGCATAAAACCAACGTGTACTAAAAGCACTGTTTTGAAACATCATGTAATTACAGTCGTACAAGCTATCAGCTGTAGCCTGCATACGACATTTACCCTTATTTACACGGTTGTAACTTACATTGGTAAAATGCTTTTTGGCTTTACTAATAAAATAATCCTCTTGTGTTTTCTTATCTGAAAAATAAATTGTGTGTTTCTGCTGAGTGGAAAGTGGTACTCCACTCAGCATATACACCTCACTATCAGGTACTATATACATATATCATCATCCTTTATTTAACACAACTGTATCGCCAACGGCACTAGCACTGGTGATTGTGGCAGTGCCTGTGTAGGTTGTTCCATCTAAGTCTGCCACGAGTGTAATTTCTGTTGTGGCCTGTGTTGAAGGAATAACAATAGCGCCATATTTCTGAACAGCAATTCCTGCTGTGGTGAGTGCTTTAGTCTGTACAAAATTAAGTGTGTTCGGTGCAAGTGTAGCTGTGTCGTTCTTCACATTGAGAGTAAAGATAGTACCAACCTCAGAGATGTCTTTTCCTGTAACCTCTATAGTGATTGTTTTTGGTTTGTCAATTGTCGCACCACTATCAACAAAAACTATAGCGTTTGCAAACGGTGAATAAGAAATGGTTTTCCATACATGAAGCCAGTAATTCCAATACAGCCCACTACCAACTTGAGTTTCCGCAAATTCAAACAAGTTATCATATACTTGAAACCAAGATTCATCAACTAAAATGGCTTTTACATTCTTCATTAAATTAAGCTCATCCGTTGTTACCTCTTCAAGTTCTGTTGACTCTTCCCTAATAGCTTCAAATCTCTCGTTATCAAAGGAACTAAAATCATCAATAAGATGAAGCTTTCCTATAAATTCTGCTTTGCTCATGTTAAATGCACTAGCAAGTACTTCAACATCAAATTTTGCATTGAAATCAGCGTCCATAAAAATACACTGTCTTTCAGTTGGCGTATTATTCTGAACGTGCAACTCATTAAATCTTCCTGTCATATCAATAGGCAATAAGTTTGATTTTCCTCTAAAATTTACGGCAACACTATTCATATCAGTAGTATTAACAGGCTGTGAGTATAATTTGCCATGCGAAACTGCTTTTATGAGAAGATACTTAAAAAGTAAATACTCGTCATACTCTGCAGACTGATACACCTGATCAATAATTGAAGAAATAAGATTAGTAACGCCGTCAGCAGATGTAAACGCGCGCTTCAAAGCCTGTTTCTCAATAGTAATTGGATACATGACGCGCCAGTTGGTTAAATGGAAAACGGACTGCACATTTGGGAGAGTACGTTTAAACTCTCGACTTGAACCTTTTTCGGGGTCATATTTTACAGCCTTGATTATTCCAACAAAGATATCCTCTACAGACTCACCGAACTCCAAGTAACCTTTTTTAAGATGTTTGTATGGGTTATTGAAAGTCGCACTCTGCACACGCACGAGAGCAATTCTATTAACTAATGCGTTAATAAATTCGTTAGCATGGGTTGGATTGCCAAAAAGTATTTCACCAACTTTTGGGATATCCTGTTCTTTATCAATTTTTGGGACATCTTTCTGATATGCGTAGGACGCGTTATTTCTAATAACATTGAGAATGTCAATAGAACGGGCGTCAAGTTTAGTTTTACTGATTATTCTAGCCATTAATCTTCCTCCTTACCAAATAAATCTTCATAGGATTTATACTCTTTTTCCTCTTCTTCGTGCTCGGTTGGGGTTTCAAGGTCTTCTTCCTTCTTATCGAAAAAACGTGAGACATATTTATCTCTCCACATTTTGTCGTTTTCCTCATATTTCCGCTTCCATTCATCGGTATCAGAAGAGTCGATTGAGTCAGTTATATCCTCAATAATCTCGATAGTTTCATCGTCTGTTCTGTCGCCAACATATTTTTTTACTTTTTCAATCAATTCGTCCTTTGACAATTTAGCCATTTTAATTCTCCTTTCTAAAATCGTCTGCGTAACATCATATAAACGGGTAAGTGCTTTTTTGTTGACGGTAAAGGTGTACCGCTAAGATACTCGTACCAATTCTTTCCATTTTGTATTCTTTCATCAAGGGCTACAACACCAGCGCGCTCACGTTCAAAGCAGTAAGCTTTAACTGCTTCTTCAACATCCGTTAGTTGAGAAAATTCTAAACCACTATAAGGATAACTTTTAGTTGGTATCCACTGACCGCCATATCCTTCAAGTACTTCGGCATTAATAAGCTGACACTGCAATTTGCCGTCTTTCCAATCCTTACCTTGAGCATTTGCGTAGTCAGTGAGGTTTGAGGATGGTGTCCACTGAATAAGACCCCATCCACTCGATACACTTACTGTTTCTTTTAGCCCAGGGTTTAAGGTACTTTCTCTCTGAACATTTCCGAGCATACCACATATACTTTCAAGTGTGTATTTTCCAGTAAAATAAGCGTTAAACTCTACAGCGTTATTTTCCATCTGCGACTTTGTCAGATACTTCCTAGTACCCTCAATAACTACCCATGCCATTAAATCACCTCAGCGAGAAGCGCCTTCCATGTGTTATTACCACATTCGCCGTCTTGTATAAGGTTGTGATCTTTTTGAAAATTAATACAGGCAGACACGCACCCTTTACCATATGAGACATCAATTGAGCCTGTATAATAGCCAAGCTTTGCCATCAATATTTCAAACACTGTGACATCATTATTTTTAGCGCCTTTTTTCAGTAAACACATAGTCGTTAATTTCCCCCTTTTTAAATCAACAATTCTTTTAACAAGTACTAAATCGCTTCGGTGGGAAATATTAGTAATTGATACACCCTTGCCCTTGTTTGTTTTTGTGTTTTTACTATTTCCCTGTGACTCAATCATTTGCGTACTGTTAATAGCGATAGCCATGTGAGTAATTCTCTTGGTTGATTTACCGAAATAAAGTAAATCAGCACTTTGAATATTTGTTACTGTTTTGCCTAACACTGAGTAGCCTTGTGCTGTAGTTCTTGGTACTTTCATGCCACACTTATTAAGTACAGAATATACAAAACCACTACAGTCATATCCACCCTCAGACTCAGACTCTCCACCCCATACATAGGGCTTTCCGAGATACGTTCTCGCCGTTGTTACAATATCACTACTTGTCATTAACATTCACCTCACTGTCAAGCTTATCACAAAGTTTTTGAAGCACGACTGTATTATTGTTGAGTGCTTCTGCAAACTTGTCTGTCTCTTCCTTATGTGCGTCATTAATTTTGTTAATGTAATAACACATAATTAAACACATTCCTATGGGAAAACCAAGCGTGGAAATTAATGTTGCTAAGTCATTAATCATAATAGTGACCTCCTTTCTTTTTTCTTATTATAACATATTATCCACAAATTATCAACATTAATTTGACAAATTGTGGATAATTTGATATAATAAACTAAAGGAAGTGGATAAATGAAAGAAATAAAATACTATGATGGCACTAAGCTATTAAGCATGAAAGATATTAATGGGAATGTACCAGAAATTTATATTTCAACATCAAATAGAAGTGCAGGAAAAACAACATATTTTAACAGGTATCTAATTAATCGCTTTTTAAAATATAATGAGAAATTTTGTCTACTGTACAGATTTCAAGACGAGTTGAAGGACTCTGCCGACAAATTCTTTAAGGATATACACGGCCTTTTTTTCTCAGCTTATACAATGAAATCTGTACAAATTGGTAATAGTAAAATGTACGAGTTATTTTTATGTAGTGCATACGATGAAGAGGATGAGGGAAAATCCTGTGGTTATGCTGTAGCACTCAACTGTGCGGATAAAGTGAAAAAGTATTCGCACTATCTAAGCGATGTATCAAGAATACTTTTTGATGAATTTCAGTCTGAAACTAATCATTACTGCGCTGATGAAGTCACCAAATTTATTAGTATACACACGTCAATAGCAAGGGGAAACAACAGTCAGGTTAGATATGTTCCTGTAATAATGATATCTAACGCTGTATCACTGTTAAACCCATATTATACAGCATTAGATATTATTGACAGACTGACATCGGATGTCAAATTTCTACGTGGTGATGGATTTGTTCTTGAACAGGGATATAATGAAAGTGCTTCTAAGTTACAAGAAAACTCGCTTTTTAATAGAGCGTTCACCAAGTCCAATTATGTAGCTTATGCGTCACAAAATGTTTATCTGAATGACAACCACGCTTTCATCGAAAAAATGAGGGGGCAAAGTAGATATTTATGCACACTTAAATATAAGGATGAAGAGTACGCCGTTAAAATGTTTGAAGAAGAAAGCATAGTATATTGTGACAAGAAGGTTGACCCTGATTTTAAACAAAGAATTTCAGTCACTACAGATGACCATAATATTAATTTTGTTATGCTTAAAAATAATGGATGGTTAATTGACTATATGAGGTACTTCTTTGATAGAGGGTGTTTTAGATTTTATTCACTTGACTGTAAAGAATGTATACTTAAAGCCCTAGCATATTATTAACGGTATCTGCGTTAGTTATTTTTGTAACATTGGTGTGGAAGGCTCTTTGAAATATAAGACACACCTTTGTAGTTGGGTGTATGCCTACCCATGCATTAAGAATTAACGTTATAGATATATTAAAGAGACAGAATTTATTCTGTCTCTTTTGTTATGTTTCACGTGAAACATTATCGCATTTTATAAGTTGTCTCCTGCAATACTATCCCTCCCCTTATTCTCACTGGCCGGAGTTTTCCGTATACTTCTAACCCCTGTTTAAAATCAGCAAGCGTTCTCTTTGTTTTCAAAAATTCCTGCTGAATTGTGGGGTATTTCTTTAGTTCATCATCCGTCACCCCCTCCATTGATTTAAGAAATAAATTCTTACACCTATCAGGCATACCTGCACATTTTACATTATAGTATGGCTCATTAATTGGTTCTTCATCCTCATGCGTAACATGCTCAATATAAGTTTTCTGACGAACAAAAATAGCCTCATTCCAAAAGCTCTCGAGCTTCCAACAACAAAAATTAGAAGGGTGTATTTTTATTCCTTTAATATTTTTCTTTGTAGTGCAACAATGTATGCTATCCGTGTCAGCGTATACAAAATATTTGTAGTTTTGCTGTGCGGCTCGAATAGTAAAATTCCTAGCATAACTTGTTATAGCTGAACCTATTGGAATATACATAACTTTCTTTTCGTGTTCTTCAAATGTCGTAAAACCTAGTGAGCCATCGTCCTTCTCTCTGGCCACTTTAAAAGAGGATATATCCGAACTGCTAAGTTTTCCGTATAAGTTATTTAAAAAGAGTTTTGCTAGTGTTCGCCTTGCCCCTGTACTATTTTGCTTGATTTCCTTATACTTATTAATATACTCGTCAAAAATTCCTGTTATAGTTCTAAAATAACATCCATCCAATAACTCAAAATCTACAAGATTGTAATGCTCTTGTAACAGTACAAAATCGGTTTGAGTAAGTACCATTTCAACAATAGCTTTTTTAATATTTCCGTCAAAATCTTTGTACCATGTGCATACATTTCCTGTATCTTTATCAACTATATCAGATGTTTCAAGCATTTCAGTAGACTTATAGAAAAAGTTGCCTTTAATCTGTATAAATGGTAATTTATCTTCTTTCAAGTAAAAACGTGTGCGAATACGAACAAAATAATAATATTGATCTGTAAGACATTTTGGCGGAATTTTACCTTTGAAAAAAACTGGTTGGCCATATGGGTAATAATTTCCACTTTCTGAATACATCATAGATGGGTACAAGCTATTAACATCTGCTGTGATACCCTCTCTGTAAATTCTGTTTTCACATCCTTTCTTTAGATAACACCAACCTCCCCTATATGAGTGTCTTATATACTCGTCAGCGTTTGAGTATTTATATTCAAGAGGGTTTAATTTAAACTGTGTTAAATCAGGGAAAAATGCTTGATAGTCTTGTTTGTCAACTGTAGCTTTAAATTCAGAGAGACAACATGAGCCGATAGTAAGTTTTAAGTGCCCATCTGCCTGCATGATTTCCAACGCTTCTTTAACTACTAGTACATCATTAGCAATATAACGTTTTTCGTCATCTGTAATTGAGCAACCTGCATATCTAAGCCCCTTATACTCCATATTTAATTTACGGTGCTTTGTTTGAAAACTTTTCCCAATTTGTTCAACTGAAAACGGCAAGAGCTTCAAACTATCTCTAATCTCAATCAATGCATATGGTGTCTTGATAAGTATACTGTACCACTGCCCCATGTCTGAAATTGAATATACAAAGGATTTTGGCGTTAAATCTTTTTCTTTTAAAAAGTGTACATCACTATCATTATTTGGGTTTACATAAAGTTTTTGTTCATATTTCAAATCTGCTAGTAAGAACGATAGCCAAAACGAACCATCAAACTTTAAGTTATGGTAATATATGCAAATATTCTGCTTTAAGTTATAAAGATAATTATAAGTCTCTCTAATAGAATGATGAATTTTAACATCCTCTGTGCCTAGCTCAACAACCGCTGAAGCCCACACCTCCGTGAATGTCTGTCCTTCATATACAGTGGTTTCAAAATCACCTACCATATATTTCATTTGCTTTTTCATATTTCTTCCCACGTTTCATCCCTGGCTAATGCTTTATCAATTTCTGCCTGTTCTGCTTCGCTTGGTAAATTGCCACTTATTAACGTATATAAATGCTGTACGGCTGTCCTTGATACAGCACTATTTGGATGATATTTAATTATAACTTCACAAGTTGATAAAAAATCCTCGCTTGCCTGTGCTATGGAATACAGAACAATGTCTGCGCCATACTGTTCAATTTGTGAGTTTAAAAGATTGTTTAACAAGTCTGCTGACTGTGATTGTTGAACACCCACGTTTGCTATCATGGACTGTACTTTATCCCATACTAATTTTGAAGCATGAAACATCTGTTGCCATTCCTTGTTAGACTTAATTCGATTATAATCCGCTTGATCTTTTTTTCTTCTCCTAGTCTCCCATGCTTTCCTTGAAGCTTCTTCTCTTATTTCTCTTTTTCTCTGTTCAACTGTTATTGGTTGCCCTGTTACTGCACTAATGGCATAAGCCTTGTTATAAAGCTGTGCAGGTCTAATCTTTGACAGCCTCCGTATTGACCCTGCTGTGATAGTTTTGGGTTTTGGTGGGATAACATTAGGCTCAAATACGTATCCTCTTTTCTCAGCGTTTCTAATAAAACGTTTAATCCTGTTCCGCTCTTTGTTATAATCTTTCAATAACTGAGACTTCTTAGTTATCTTACCCATAGTTTTATCCCTCCTGTAATCATAAAGAGTAGTTAAGGGGAGAGGTTTTTTAACCTCCCCCCTTTAAGTAGTAGTTTAATAAACGACTATACTATCATTAACTGATAAAATTTCCTGCCACTGTTGGAAGTATTCTCGCATACCTCAACTACAGCGTGTCCTTCATCCGATATGATATCTTCAAGCATATCTAATGTTTCATTAACAGTCTTAGAAATGCTTGTAAAAACTGATCCGTTTTTATCTACAAGAACTGATACATTCACTGGGTTGCCGTCTTTGTCTGTATCGGCGTATGAACCGACATTAACAACATCAATCTGTAATCCCTTCTCGATTTTGTGAGATGACGCCTTTGCATTAAATAATTCTTTCTTTGATAACATGATATTAACCTCCTATTTTACTGTGCTGTGGCTGTTTTGTCTACTTTGTCTGTTTTTACTTCCTCTGCTTCTTCAATGTACTTGCTGAGTGGCATGGTGTATGTTTTTGTGACTGCTGTCTTATCTGTGATTGCTGAGATTTTGAAGGTATCTGTCTCATACATTTTACGAATGTAATTAAACAATTTCGCTTCATCTTTCGGCGCCTCGCTCTCATAAACCGGGTAAGTTTTGGTCATAGGCTCGCACGAAACTGTATCCATGCCTAATACTGTGATGTTTAGTGTGCTGATTGTTCTTGTTACGGATGGTTTTCTCATTTTAATGTCCTCCTTGTTTTTGTAATGAGTTTGTATTGTAACTTGTTGTAACTTGTTGTAACATGCACCATTGGTGCAAGGACTAGCGGGTGGGATTGCACCACCCCTCAGCTTGGTTACTGCTAGCCAATATTTATTAAATGATAGCAAGTGTTTGTATCTTTTCTATGTACTATAGTCATATCATGCACTAGTTTACTTAATAACCGATTTGGTATACGGTTTGATGAACCCTCATATACAACTCTCTCTGTAACCCTATCGTAAATCTGAATTGGCTCGTTGATTAGAACTAAATATAAATTATAAACTACCATATTGATTTTTTCCTCCTGTTCTTTGATATTCTATAACTTCCTTACAAATATTATAATACATCATATGACATGAAATGTCAAGTACTTTTTTCAAAAACTAATAAATTTCTATGTAAAGAATACCGTCTTTCATTTCGTACGCTTTAACAGGACTATTGATATGATGTATAAATTCACTAGTTTTTTAATCGCTTTCCATTTTTAAATGCTTTTATTTCATAGCCAGGTAATATATTCATTATTTGTAATACATCACATACCCTTGGCGATTCACTCTCAATAAATTGCCTAATTATTATTATCATAATTATAACGAATGTTACTATAACTATTCCTTCATATGTGTTCATTTATTAATCCTCCGTTGTAATAAAAAATTCATTTCTAATAATGTCTACTAACTTAATCGTTCTTTCAAATAAATCAGATGTAATAAAAATAGCTTTGCCTTCATACAGCCATTGACCTTTTTCTGATACAATATTCAAATATGCATTATTGTCAAGGACTGTAAGCAATTCTTTAAACTTCATTTGACTTATCCTTCCATTCTTTCACCTCATCAATTATGATTTCTGCTAATGCTGTAGCCGTGAGATTGGATTCAAGTAATCCAAAAGGTGCTTTAAATATATGCTTATATCCATCAGCATATATAAAAAATACTGTTGACGATATTGACGGTTCAATATAGATACTAACTCTGCAATTACTAAACTTTGGCGATGACTGTATTAGCGTTTTAACTACTTCTAAATATTGAGCGTGCATTACATATCCTCCCTTCTATCCTCTTGTATAATTCTTTTTAAAGTTAATAACAATAAAACTACCCTGGGCAATCGTTGGCGATGAATACATATTGTTTATTATACACTCAAAATATCTGTGTGGTATGTGTTTAAATTCGCCTTCCCACTCAAGTATACCACATGCGTTATATAATGATACATCTTGAGTAGTTAATAAAATTCCAAATAAATCTTTTATTATCATGATAACTCCTTTCCTTGTTTCTATATACATTATATCAGTTTAAAAATAAAATTGATGTATAATCTTTTAATATAATGTGAACATTTTGTGAACATTATAATCCTGTTCTTACTAACTGTACTAAATAAAGTACAGGCTCGTACCTCAAAAGGGGGACGAGCTAGTCGACGTTTTTTGAAATGGTATGCC